ACAGGAGTTCAAGGACCAACAGGAGTTCAAGGACCAACAGGAGTTCAAGGACCAACAGGAGTTCAAGGACCAACAGGAGTTCAAGGACCAACAGGAGTTCAAGGACCAACAGGAGTTCAAGGACCAACAGGAGTTCAAGGAATTGACGGTTCGCCGTTTGTAGACGGAAGTACAATTTCAACGCTTAAAAACACGTTAACACATTTTTTTGGAGATGGTGAAAAAGCAACACGAGACCCTATGTCAAAACCAGGGTGGTACTACAAAAATACAGAGCATAAAAATATAACATGGTATCTTTACGGATCAAATATATCTATAAATAATACTTTTGGAGAATTGAATGCATTGTATTTTATTGCAGAATTTAGAAATACAACATCGTATCCATATATTGTTATTTATACACGAAGTAAAGGTGATGCTAATGATAACACGTGGTTTAGATCAAAAATAGTGTATTCAAATCTAAATATTCCTTCTGGAAAATGTTTACTTTACATTTCAGGTACAAGTTCAGATTTTCTTGATACTGTAGATACAACTCTTCCAAGAATAGAATTGACGTTAGACCCAACATCTATAGGGAATGCGGAGAACGATGAAGAGATATACCTTATGTCAATAAACACACAAGAGACGACCCCTATATCTTTAGTACACGCAGGACAAAATGAATTTGTAATTGAAAAGTTTGGATACGTATTTGAAAATCATCATCATATAAATTTGTTATCTGCAATTCCAACCAAGGGTCCAAGTATCATGGATAATATTCAAACAGTACTTGACTTTCAAAGAGAATTAACAGATACTACAATCTTAATTAGCGATGGAAAACAATTTTCCATAAACTCTATAAAAGCTGTAGGAAACGGAGACGGTACACTTAATATTATCGCTTTACCTGCATTCAGTCAACATTTGCTTTATAATAGACTGGTATACAGTAATATCACAATTACAAATAATGCTGCAGGGACTGATGAAACAGGTGTGGTTAATGCTCTAAATGCATTATTTACAAACCTTCCATTGGGTGGAGGTGGTTCGTTTGTACCTACATATACTATACTTACGGGTGTTGATGTTAGCGGAAATCATAGTGAAGGTACAACTCCAACTACCGTGAACTCAGGAGGTGATTTACATTTACAGACCGCTAATATAAATGATGTTTCGGGGCATGGTTCAAGGTACTGGAGTACAGAAACTATTGATACACCTGGAGAATTTTTCACTGTGAAAATCGCAGGCAATGGAAAATTTGTTTTAGGACTTGGTTCTTTAGAAGAAGGACATCTTTCAGAAATGGCAGACGATAACGAAACATCACCCGCGGCAGGATTAGAATGGGGAAATGCGTTCAAAGATTATGGGGCGTATACAGAACCCTTTGAAAATTATGGATGTTCACATGGAATTGTATACGGGGAAGGATGGAGTGGAAGCGATACTAATAAAATGATTAGATACAATAGTATTGTTCAAGATAGATTTACAAATTTAAATAATAGCGAAGGTGCATTATTCAAAGTTGGTATAGATCAAAACAATTATATATCTTTATGGTATATGGATTATGGACGTTCTAACGATTGGATATTAACATCGAGACATAATACATTAACTCATCACGGACATTATTTTCTTGTTGTTAAATTGTGGGACGGGGAAACAACACTTGTCGAAACACCTTTGATTTATTCAAAGAATGAAGGAGCACCAGCATTATTTTATAGATATATCGAGTCTCCTGATGGAAGTTTTTATTATCCATTATTCGCAACTCAAGAAGAAGCAAATTATGTAGATATACAGAATGGAGGAAGTGGGACGAGTCAAGCTATGGTATTTATAGATGAACCGACAAATACAACATGGTATATACCCGATACTGGTAGTACAAGTGCTGGGCCTTCTGCTCCCTCAAATACGAGCTCTATAATTTATACTGAAATTCCAACTAATTCTGATAATTTATATCAACCTGTATTATTGAATGTTTCAAATTACACATTTACTGAAAATCAAAATGTAAACATACAACTCTTGAATGCAAATGATACTACTCCTATAAGTATCACGCCGGATTTTACAACAAAACTTGCAAATATCGGGTTGTCTTATAATAACGGGTATATAACAGGTACTACAGCATATGTTAGCGCTGATGTTATTACAACATTGACTATTAGTAGATCAAATTCATATGGTACAACTAATGAAACATTTACTATAACTATAACAGATAATAGTTCTTTGGGTAATTTAACAGATTTTACAGAATTTAAAGGTAATTTTGTACAGCCAAATAAAGCGATAACTTCAGGTCCTCAGAAAGAATCGTGTGTTTTAGATTACAATTATGCTATATCTCCTGGACAAGAACTTAGGTGGTTAGGTAATTTGGATGGTGTTCCTGGAAATGAGGGTGATGGTATAGCACCCTCTATGGGATTTTTAAATGCTTCAGGCGAATTATTGAAAACAGCTGGAAATTTATCAAATACTGGTAGCTGGGATTTAAGATTTGTTATTTTTGGAGGCTGGATAGGTTCTAATGCTAGTCATTATAACTTAACAGGATGGGATGATAACACTCATTTAGAAGCTCCTGAAGGTACAAATACTGGCGCCCAATTCGTTTTGAGATATAGAAATGATGGTATTTTTGAACTCGAAAGAAATGGTGTTGTTCTTAAAACAAGTGATTCCTCAAGTCCTTATTCCGGTCCTAAAACATTAACTTTATATTCTGGACTAAGAGGCAGTAATGTTTTTATGCCTAATTTTACACTTGTGAATATTGGCTCTGGTACAACTTCTCCACCTTCAGGATTTGTAGATCCTTTAAATACCGGTGTTATGGGATCCTTGACATTATTAGGAGACGGGACGCAAAACGATGCTGTAGTAACCTTAACAGAACAATTGAAAATTAATCATAGATATATCATACCAAGAACATGGATAGAAGCAAACGTTTTACCTTATCTACCTCAAAATCTAAACAAATTTTTTATAGGAGTTCCAAAAGACGGAAATAATTCTATGTGGAGCGATGTAGAACTTGTTGAGGACTTTCACGCTGTTGTTAGGATAGAAGCTATTACTAATGGATTTAATTCACACATTAGAGCTAACGCTGCAGGTACAAACAATAAGAGTGAAGTTAATATTACATCTACAACAAACGCATATTATGATTATGCAATTGAATGGGATGGAGAATCACTTCATGTTATTGCTTGTAATATTGGCGATATAAATACACAACCCGGAATTAATAACGGAGGTAGTTTTTCAAGAGTTGTATCTTTACCAACATTTGCGTCAGACATGTCCAAAACAAATCAGACGTTAACTATAGTTATGGCTGTTAATAATGGAGGACAAGTAAACTTGACTACAAGTGGTTTACAACAAATTAGAATTCCATGGAATAATCGTACGATACTTGTAGGGGAAGCATCAAATGGAAATGGACAATTTGGACAAGTTCAATCTACATATTATGATGTAGGAGGCCAGCATGCTCCAGGTCTAAATTATAACGCTCCGTCTGTTATCGCTGGATACACTTATACATTTATATACGATCCAAGTATGGAGTCCGGAGATTTTATAGAATTTAGATTAAAAGATGCTCCATATACCGCATACACTACAAATATAACTCCTTTTGATAATTCAAACACAGGAAATCCCAATACAACATATGGATACAAAGGTTTAACCTTTGACATTCCTGTAGATGTTCCACCATTGAGGATATATTTTTACAATACATATCAAAGTGGATCTTTTGACGCAGGACGTGATTTGCCTATATCTGGTTCGTCTTATCAACTTACAACTTCTTGGAGTAAGGCTTTAGATTTTGACGGTACAAATCAGTATGCTTCGCAGAGATATAATTCAAGTAGTACAAATCCATTGAGAATGAACGTATTATCGACTGAAATAATACAAGATACAAATATTGATTTAACTTCTGACCATATAAATTCAAGACCATGGGCTATAAGTACAGTTTTCAAATGGGGCGGTGTTAATACCCAACAAGTATTATGGATTCAAGGTTCTGGTAATAATACTATCGGTTTATATGTACATGGAAACGGGTCTGTGTATATTAAATGGGGCGATGGAGGTTCTTCAACTTCAAGTATTAAATACTGCGGAGAAGTAGCTTCCGGAGTATCAGATTGGTATGGTATCTATATTGATTATAATGGTACACGTTATAGTAATGCCACAAATGATCAATTAAATAAACAAATACGTATAAGAATAGTTGACCTTGGTACAGGGGTTGTATCAAGTAATATGTTAAAATATACAAATAATGATTTGGATACATCTAACTGGGATAGTATCAATACCCAATTGTATTCTATTTCAGGTAGTTTTACATTAGGTGGTAAAGGTAATGATAAAAGTTTTGTAGGTAAAATAGCATCATGTGTTATTACTACGCTAAAGAGAGGTACCAGCCTTCCATCTGACGCGGAAATTAGTATGATGACAAGAGATCCAATACAATGGTTAGAAACATATAAAGCATTACAGTCATATAGAAAATGCGACGAATCCAATGAAACTACGTCATTTCAAATAGGAGACGAAGACTCGTCTAAAGCTACACAAATATGGATTATGGGAGATGGAATGACTGATTCTTATCCTGATATTAGAAATCAGGTTAAGGTTAATGATCAGTATACTGTTTTGAGAATGATAAATATGGTAAGCAATGATATTGAAAATGTAAGTATACCAGGATTATAAATAAGATAATTATATTAAAATATTACCTATATAGGTAATATTATATTTTAAAAACGATATTTAAATACATCGTATACATTTTATTATTAAACAAGAAACATGAAAAGTGTATCCGCTATTGTATGCGTGGATAAAAAATTCGGTATAGCCAAGAAAGGTGTTATACCTTGGCATATATCTAACGATCTAAAATTTTTCAAACAAAAAACCATAGGAAAACATGTATTCATGGGTAGAAAGACTTTCGAAAGTCTTCCTAGTGTACTAAAAGATAGACATGTCCATGTACTAAGCAAAAGTAATAAAACGGATATATTAGAATATAATTCAAGTGAAGAGTTGATTATTGCCGGTGGTGAAGAAATATATAAATATTTTATGGACACTAATAGATTGACAAAAATCTATATTACAGTTATAGACAAGGATTATCAATGTGATAAATTTTTTCCTAAAATTCCATCGTGTTATGTACTTTCAGAATATTCTGAAAAATACTACGATGAGAATGAAAATGTGTATTATAGATTTCTAACATATGAAAAACGTGATCGTGTTATAACATGTGAAAAAGAATACAATAAGTTATGTTATAAAATTATTTCGTCCAGTAAGAGTATTAGAAATGATAGAACAGGTACCGGTACATATTCATCTTTTGGAAACAAAATGGAGTTTGATATATCTAAATATGCACCAGTATTAACAGCAAAACGAGTGGCATGGAAGAGTTGTATTATAGAACTACTATGGTTTCTTAGAGGTTCTACGAACGTGAATGAACTAGTAGACTCTGGTTGTAAAATATGGAATGGTAATACAACCACGGAATATAAAAAGAGTGTAAATCTTGAACATCTGAAACCTGAAGATTGTGGCCCTATTTACGGTTTTAATTGGAGGCATTTTGGTGCAGAATACACAGATTGCCACGCTGATTACACTAATAAAGGATTCGACCAAATTAATTATATTATAAATGAAATAAAGAATAATCCGACTTCCAGACGATTAATTTTGAGTGGATGGGATCCAAATAAAATTTTTGAAGGTGTACTTCCTCCATGTCATATGACTGCTCAGTTTTACGTGAATGGCAATAAACTTTCGTGTCAAATGTATCAACGTTCCGCGGATTTCTTTTTAGGTGTTCCTTTTAACATGTTATCATATACTGTGTTGACTCATATAATTGCTATGAAAACTGACCTAGTACCGGATAAATTAATTATGATTTTTGGAGATACTCATATATATACCGATCATATTAATCAAGTAATGGAGCAACTTGAACGTTCTGCCAGAACTCAACCGATATTAACAATTGATAAGAGTATAAAGGACAAGAGTTTTGAAGAAATGGATATCAATGATTTTGATTTGATTGGTTATTTTCCACATCCAGTAATAAAAGCAAACATGAGTGCTTGAATGAATATATTACTCTTCTTTTCACACTTGTGAAAAGAATTATTCAAAACACAAATTAATATCTGGAATATAATAGGCTAACCAATTTCTCAAATCTAATAATTCCAGTTCATCAAATACATCAATACACAAGTCAGATTGTGTTGATTTTATTTTTTCATATAGTTCTAAAACCATTTCTTCTAACAATAATATATCGTTCTCGTCGTTATCAATGTTATATTCGTCATCGTTATATTCGTCGTCATTGTACATAATCATATAGTCTCTCTTCCAAAAACCTAAACCCGACATTTTTATATATAAGGTGAAATATGACCACTTGAATTTTCGTACGCGAATGTATAAAAGTCCTTTATATCTAATTTATTAACAGCCATCTCCTTAAACCCTTTAACAAATGGCTCTACTATCATATAAAACATTGGATCGACATATGGTGAATAATTTTCACACCATTTTTCATAACTTACCTCTTTAGTATACTTGAGACTTGCTTTTCTATATCCGTTCCTATGTCTGAAGACGAATTCGGCGTGTTTAGTGATTTCATCATCATTTTCGGAGCTATCTTCCAAATCGCTTTCATTGTCTGAGGCTTCGGTAATATCGACGTCTTTCTCTTCGGAATTTGCCTCGATTTCATTTTTGGAATCTGTAATTCCTTCATCGTTTGTTCGTGACACCAGTTTACTTTTTTTTCGTACCTTGTTCATCTTGAACTTCTGATAATTCTGCCAATTCTTCAGCTATAATGCTATCAACAGGTTCTCCTGCTTGTTCTTCATTAATAATGATATCCTCTTTAAATTGAACTTGCTTGGAAACTACAGAAGGTGTCATCTCCTGTCTAGTAATCTCGCGACGTCGAGGTTGTTCTACTTGAGGTTGAGTGGTTCTAGGTGCACCCATAATACTACTCAATACAGCATCGTGTTTTGCTATAATTTCATTTTGCTTAGCTATAATAGCTTCGTAATGACCAAGTTGTTCTGCCATTTCATTAACTTTGTCATTAAGACCATTTATTTTGCGATTTAACCAAAATGAGATACCTCCTACTACCGCTAATTCCACTCCCATGTGGATAAGGGTAGTTTTATCCATATTTTTAATTACATCTGTCATGGTTATATACTAATTTCTTGATATTTTTAAATGGTATTTTGCAACTGACAATCTTTACATTCTTGGTATAATCCTTTGAAGTAAAAACTCTTAATATTGTCAAAATTTGGAGACTCTTTGGGGGTCTTTGGATTGGTTTTAGTTATATTTTCGTTAACAGCGTCATGAAGAAGGTAGGTATAAAAGAACGCGTCATCATTATTTAAAAGATACTTATCAGGAGGATACATTTTTAACTTGGTTTTTAAATTCTGTTTACATCTTTCACATGGTAAAAGATGAGTAAGAGTTTCTAAAAACCGTTTGAATTCACTCGCATTCTCAGGTCTTAGAGTGGAAGCCAAAATATGGATTGTGGTCCATATTGGAGGACCCCAGAACTCTCTTCCTGAAGAAGTGTTATCTTTTTGTTTTTCTTCTACCATCTTTATATTTAATATACAAAAAATGAAAACTTTAGATATTCTTTTAGATAGTATAACAATATTATAAACTCTTCGGTAGGTATGGAGATTAAGAAATTTGAAGATTTACCAGTTTCTACTTCAACTTATATGGTATATTCTAATGTAGAATTTAATCTATCTAATATATTTAAATCTATACCTGTTGCTAAAATTACCCCTCCATTGACAAAAAAGAAGAATATAGATAAAAAGAAAATAATTACAGAATACGGTTCTGTTGTAGGTATACAACACGGGATTTACGTAAGAGGTATTAGGACTAGTAAAGAAAAAAAGTATTGGTGTACAAAATGTCAGTTATTAGATAAATCAAACAATAGAGAAAAGAAAATTTTTACTGTAAAGGAATATGTTAAACCTCTTACCTTAACCGAAATGGTAGAAGGTGGTTATGATAAAAACACTAAAAAACTACATTTTGTTTGTTCAGAATGTAAGAGTGGTAGAGATCCTAGGTCTATCGTTCCATTTTTAAATCAAGTAACTATAGTGTTATCGGTTAACAACAGAAATATCAATATCATGACTTTCAAGAACAATTTTAAACTAGCCGGAATAAAAAGATTCGAAGATGCTGTAGAGACAATAATGATTACATGGGAAAACTATATATCAAGACTTGAAACAAATTGGAAAATATCAAATGAATCAAACAAAATTCAATTTGTATTTGATAGAGTAATGAGGAACGTGGGTTTTAAACTTGATTTTGCTATAGATAAACGAAAATTAAACTCTTTGATGAACAAACCTGAATATAGAGAAATGGTACATTTGTCCAAATGTGAATCAACATCTGATACACATGTTAATATTAAAATGTATACAAATATACCAAATAATTTTCATTATAACATTCTCACATACAACATTGATGATGCTCGCTCAAATCCTTATTTTACAAAAAGTGTTGAAAAATTATACTCCAAGAAGAATAAAAATAAAAATAGTTATATAACCTTTATTGTATTTTCATCGGCAGAAATTATTCTTACTGGAAAATATGACGATACTATGAAAGAATGCTATAATTTTTTCGTTGAAACGACTAATAAATATAAAGAGGAAATTAAAGAGGTTATTATTAAAAAGGAAACAAATATCATAGATAGTATTAGAAATATTAAAATAGAATAAGATGTTTACAAATTTACTTTTAAAGTAAATTTGAAAATTTAGATACCTTTGATATGTTATAATGTTTTTAATTATATATTTCAACGCCTTATTTTTTTAACATTATAATACCTAAATTTTAATAGATATTTCACCGCTTCCATAACACGAGCTACATGTTTTATAGTTAACGTTATAATACCTAATATTATCTATTATAATACAGTCTTTACAAACACGTTCAGGGTTTAGACATTGTTCTTTAGAAGATTTTTCATAACCAGATCCATCGCATACATTACATCTCATGCTTTATTTGATGATACATTAAGTATTACTTTATAATCTTTTTCTATTTCAAGAAAAAGATTTTATTTCTAAGCTTTATCAGCTACCACCGAGTATATACATTTCTCTACCGTATCGGCTAATTCTATTTTTACATCCATATCATCTCTAAAATTTGAATCTGTTTCTATCTTTAACACTGGTATTTTATTATCATCCATAAGTATAAAAAACTTGTTAAATACATTATCATGTTTTTTTTGTAATATTTCTTGATATTCTATTTTTAAATCTTGTTCTCCATGTCTGTTTCTGTTTCTAACACGTTTCATAGATTCGTTTATAGTAGGACGCAGATATATAAACAGATTTGGAATACATTGTTTAACAGTTTTCACCACGATATCCCATAATGATTTATATGTTGTATATTCCATGTCAGATATTTTTGATTGATGTTTCATTGTTTCCATAAAAATATGATCGGAAACTATTCCACGTTCGCATATAATGATATCTGTTGGTTTTATCGATTCATCGTTCATAACATTTGTTATAACGTTGATTCTATCAGTCAGAGCCTTTGTCTGAAAAAAGTATCCCCATCGTTCAGGATTTTCGTAAAATAACGGTAAAATTTCAGTCCATAAATCCACAGGTTCTCTTACCACCTTTACGTTATACCCTCTAGACGAGAATAGTTTAACCAAGCATTCATTGATAAAAGTTGTCTTTCCGGCACCTATAATACCTTCAACGCCTATGATAAATGGCATATTCTTAGAATTCATTTTGAATGTATAATACTAATAAAATATTCAAATCTAAATATTCTATAATTATACCTAGTACATAATCATTTTTTTTAAGTAATATATTAAAAATAAATTATAAATGAAACGTGAAACTAAAAAAACATTGATAATTGTGCTATGTATTGTAGCCGTAATTGCGCTAGTTTGTTTTGGAACATACAAGTCCCAACCTAAAAAAGAAGTTGTAAAAGTCGTGTTGATGCCATCAGATGAACAGAAAGAACAAGTTAAACTTGTAAAAACATATGGTGCTGATTATGAAATGAAACCTCGTGATATGCATCTTCATCATCTTCAACACGAAACCAAGTTGATGGGATTTGGTATGGGTCCAGGTCTTGTTGACAGTCGCAGACATCATATTATCGCGTAAATTTATAATTTAGTATTTTACTCGAATGAGTAAAATAATATATTACATTTTAAACTTAACCTCTGTGGATATAAGGACTCTGGGTGTCGTGTGATGGCGGGCGGTTGCTCTGGACGCGACGCTCAGCATATACTTGAGGAATAACTGCGGCTGGTTTGGGAAGATGATTAGCGCAAGAACCATGACGAATAAAGTTTCCACGGGTGCCAGTACCATAAAGATCCTGAGGGATGAGATCGCGGCTTTTACCCATAAAATCACCTGCACCTCTCATACCGGAAGCTGCGATGGGGATATAAGGACGTTCATTGTTTTCACGCTGAATGTGGTTATGTTTCGCTTGGGGGTGAGGAGCATGAGGGTTACATGCGGCATCTCTCATGTCAAGCGTGTTTTGGTTAACAGGACGACCATAGACATCGTTCATGAGATGATGAGAACTTGACGGGCATGTATCGTAAAAATGACCTTGAATGCGGCCAGCTGCGTGCCAAGAAGTGTAATCAGTACGGACTCTCGATTCTGCTGCTGCTTTAAGAGTTTGAGTTGATGACATTTTTATATGTTTATTATTCTATTAGATAAAATAACATTTAATTTTTAAGAAAAAAAATATAATTATTAACAATCGGAATCATCTCCCAGTATCCACACCCCCATCTGTTTTTCTTCAACTTTACCCTCCGGGTGATTAACCTCCGGGTGATTAACCTCCGGGTGATTAACCTCCGGGTAATTAACCTCCGGGTAATTAACCTCCGGGTAATATAACCAGTTTCTTAAACTATACATAAAATAGCAAAAAAATGTATATATCATAATGATTGTAATCGGTTCTTCTGGAAAGATATCTTTCCAGAACTCAAGATTCTCTGATATATTTTACAAATGGTATATAAATATATTTTTATATTGCATTTTTATATTTTATACTATCGTATAAAATAATTGTATTTGCGAAAGAAAGAAATTACATATCCATAATGACATCTACACCATTTCCTCCTTTACCACCTGCTTGACCAGCTCCTGCGGTGTACATTGGAAGATTGCGATAACTTCCACTAAGCTTGTTGTACATGCTATCATATTGAGGAGTAAAAAGTCCGGGATTATACGAATCACTAGGACCGTGTCGCGATTTATTGATAAGAGCAACATTTGGGTCATAGTTGATAGGAACGCTGCCTCTCGTGGCTTCAGAAAGGTTCATTTCATAAAGTTTGCCTTTGAGATTAACACGAGGTACATTTACAGAAAAGCTGTGTACAAGAGGTTTAGCCGCGGCTTGTGAAAAAGGGAGTGCCTTTGACGCCACTCTTGGAATATAAGAATCAGAGAGTGTTTGGAGCCGCTCGAGTGGTCGATGAGCCTCTGTAAGATCATCTGGTTGAACGGCGTGATCTCCGCTATCTACGAGGTCAGCGAAATCAGGGGCACTGAGAAGATCGTGTGAATCCTGAGCCTGAGGGACATCTTCTACGAGATCATATTCAACGGCGCCGAGATTTTGCATACCACCAGTAGTCACAAAATTTTCAGTCATTGTAACAGGTTGGGGTGCTTCAGGGGATTTACCATTATAGTACATATAATAAGCAAAAACTGCTATCAAGGCAACGCATAATACAGCAAGCATAGTTTTTTGTTTGTCCATTTTCGGTGTTATTAATAACACCGAATAAAAGTTTGAAACGAAAAAATAACTAAATATATTTTTTTTATTTAGAGGCAACAAGAATATCTGTTAAATAAGATGACTTCGGAAATTGTCATTGATGAATTTAAACTAGAGGATATTCCTCTTAGTTGTACATGGATTATCGTTGGTCCCCCTGGAAGTGGTAAAACTACCTTTATAGAAAACCTATGTTATTATCATAAACACAGGTATCCTGTAGCAAGAGTATTTATGGGAACAGAATCAGGATACCAGCATTTTAGTAAAATTTTCCATCCTTTATACGTCTCTAATACATTTGATGAAGAAAAGGAAAAACAATATATTTTGAGGCAAAAGAAATGTGTTATGGAAAATGGAAAGGGTTATGATGGTAATTATTCTATAAATATATTAGATGATGTGAGCGATGATCCAAAAATTTACAAGACAAAACTAATGCGCGGTATATTCAAATTGGGATCTCAACATTGGGACCAGTTGTTTTTATTAGGTTCTCAATATGCGATTGACATGCCTCCAGATATTAGAAAATCAACATCATATGTTGCTCTGTTCAGAGAACCTGAAGAATTGGAAAGGAAAAAACTATATCAGAATTTTGGAGGTCTGGCTGGAAATTATCAAACGTTTTGCGATCTTATGGATCAATTAACAGGTGATCATACATGCTTGGTATTCAAAAAGAGAAGTCAGTCTAATAGAGTAGAGGATTGTATCTTTTACTATCAAACAAAACTGTTGAATCCATGGAAATTTGGCTGTAAAGAATATCAAGAGTGGGCAAAGAAGCGTTATAATAACGATTACATTGAAGAGATTATTGTTTAACAACTTAAAGAATAGAAATAATATTATATATAATATTTCAATCATGAGTGATTCGAAAACTCCAACTTGGAAAGTTTTAGGATACCCTCCTCTAGGCTTTGACGATGTTGGAGAAGCAGCTGTCAACGGGCAATCTGTTGTTTACCCCAAAGTAGTCAGAGGGGATGTGGACCCACCAATTACAAATCAAACATTCGGAAATCTTTCATTTAATATTTTAGAAAAACCTGCCATGTTCAGAGGAAAACCTATTTACGGGTTCGTAAAACTTAGAGGCAATCACTATGACCAAGAATCAGCAATCCGCGATTCTCAAAGAATCGTCAAGGAAGTAGATTCTAAGTTTCAAGTTAGAGTTGCACCTGTGGGTTCATGGGTTCCAATTACAGATAATACAAGCGTAGTCCAGGAAATGATTGATGTTCGTGAAAGTGAAGAAGAACATCATATCCGAGACGATGCTGTTAGAAAAAGAGAAAAGGAAATGAGAAAAATTGCTAGAGAACTAAAAGAAGGTGAAGAAAAACTAAAGAATAGTAAGGATGTATATGAACAACCTGAATCTCTCGATTTTTATACAATGAAACGTGTTACAGAAAACAAATTATATGAAGCTGTTGAAGTTCAAAAACGTAAAATTAAAGAACTTGAAGATAAATTAATGGAAACTTATATTCTTTGTAAAAAGCTTGATGAGAAGAATCCTGATTACAAAGATAAATGGGTTGAAAATTATAATATAGAGCGAGCAAAAACATCAATTCCGCCTTTCACACCCATTGAGTCTCAAGTAGAAGCTTATGAGAATTTAACATTAGAATATCTAGTAAAAGAGTATCCCGAGTTTAATGAACAAGTAGAAAAGAAGCTTGAGCAATATAATGAAGTTCGTGAAACTGAAGATAAGAATGAATAAATAATTTTCTTTTTTTCAATAGAAAAAGAAATATACGTAGTATATAATGTACGATTTAATAATTATAGGTGGAGGTGTATCAGGGTTATACCTTTACTACAGATTAATACATTCTGGTATGAAAATACTACTACTAGAAAAGGAAAATAGGTTGGGTGGAAGAATATACGAATATAGTGATAAAAATATAACGCTTCAGAGAGGTGCATCTAGATTTAATGAAAATCATGAACGCGTTATACGTCTTTTAAAAGAATTTAATTTAATAGATTTTAGAAAAGATAAAGGCAAAATACCCGATACGGTATTTATTAATAAAGGCGATACTAGTCTCAAAAAATTCAAAGGAAAAACAGGTTTTTATTATATCAACAAGATTCTCAAGAAGGTAGAAACGCAAAATTTACTTTCATCAGATACGTTAATGAAGCATTCTTTTTACTCGTTTGCTTCTAAACATCTCGAGAAAGATGAATTAAATTTTATGATAAAGGCAACAGGGTATAGTGGTCAATTAAAATATATGAATATGTATGATGCTTATTTTTTATTTAAAAATGGTATAAATATTACAAGTAAATTCTACTCTGGTTATTATACAAAACTTGTTGAAGAAATACAAAATTATATAATTTCTAATGGAGGTCATATATACTTGAATAGTCATGTGAATAAGATAAAATATGATAAGGATAAAAGTTGTAAATATGCAATTAAATTAAATTCTAATCATATTATTCATACTAAAAAGATAGTATTTTGTATTCCAAGAAACGCATTACTTAATATAACTTTTCTTAAACCTATACATGATATGATAGCTAATTCTGTTTCACCAAAACAATTATGCAGAGTATACGCCAAATTTAACGTAAATAAGAATAAAGACTTTTTAGAAAAGTTAAAACATACCAATGCAAAGATTGTTATAAATAATCCGTTAAGACATATTATACCTATAGACATTGATAAAGGAATTATAATGATATCATATACAGATGATATACATTGTGATTATTGGAATAGAATTAAAAATAATAAAAAGGCGCTTAAGAGTAGTATATCAAAATACGCAACAGAAATATATAATATAAAGGTTTACGAACCTAAAAGGGTATGGGTATTTTACTGGAAAGAAGGAGTTTCTTATTGGAATCCAGGTGTTAATAGTCGTAAAGTTTCAAGCGCTATACTTGAACCAGAATTATTAGAAAATGTATATATTTGTGGAGAAAGTTTTAGTCTAGTTCAAAGTTGGGTGGAAGGAGCGTTGGAATCATGCGATAGATGCTTAAAAACAATCAAAGATTAATAAGAAAGTAATTGAGTCATGGAAAGAACAGATACTATAATAACATTATCATTTGGAGATAAATCAAATGCTATCACAAAGCGTCTTTTAGAAGAAGCATCTGTAATTGAGTTTAACAAATGCTCTTTTGTTTACAACAAAGAAGGGGATTTTTATCATCCAGTCGAAGGTGATATTAATATTTTAGGTATACATATACCTATACAAGAGATGACATTTGAAATGTTGTTTAAATTGATATCATCATTGGAGGCAGATATAAGACTTGTTTTCTATAAAAAATATGATACTGATATAAGTAATATAAACTATGTTAGTAGAATTGATTATACGGAAACTTTAAATTTTCTAAATAAGAAAGGAATAGTATTTACAAAAGAGTCTAAATCATTTATAGCTACTGATCCACGCGTATTTTCATTTAATAACCAAGACTGGTATGAAGCTGATATTCTTGGAACACCTCTCGGTAAAGAGCAAACAGAGAGACTAGTTCAGGAATATAAAAATATTAATTAATGTAATGAATATAAAGAGAAGAATGATATAATACATATATTAATATTTATACTAGAAAATGACAACTATTCAAAGTACATTTCAACGGGCAAGAAGATTATGGAAAAGTTATACCGATAAATATGGTAATAAATATAATTATTCTAAATGTTCGGATACAGTACATGTAGACGGTGATGCACATAATTATAATTATATACTTCCACGGGGTGTAGATGGCAATAATATAATCTTTTCTCATATGAGAAAAGATAAAAAAATGAAGTTCATAAAAATGAAGTTCATAGAAAATTAATTGATTATGTATATTTAACATTATGGATTTAGTAAAAAAGATTTTACTAAAGGATTTTCCTGACGAAATCCTTTTAATGATCATGGAGGGTATGAGTATAAAAGATATACTTAAATTATCATGGAGTTGTAAACGTTTTTATAACCTTCGTAAGTTCGTTGAGAAAACTTCCGAAGAAGTAGTAAAAGTAAAATCAATTGATGATTTACTTAAAATGAATAACGCTATGCCTTTATTGGCTTATGGTCTTAATCTTGAATATACCAAAGTTTCGGACATTTCACCTTTGAGTAATCTTGTTAATCTTAAGGAACTTAATCTTGAGAGTACCCAAGTTTCGGATATTTCACCATTGAGTAAGCTTGTTAATCTTAAGGAACTTGATCTTGAAAGTACCCCAGTTTCAGATATTTCGCCTTTAGCCAATCTTGAAAATCTTAAAGATCTTCATCTTTATTATACCAAAGTTTCGGACATTTCACCTTTGAGTAATCTTGTTAATCTTAAAGAACTTAATCTTGGGGGTACCCAAGTTTCGGATATTTCACCATTGAGTAAGCTTGTTAATCTTGAGAGACTTGATCTTGGATTTTGCCGTGGGCTTTCGGATTTTTCACCTTTGAGTAATCTTGTTAATCTTACAGTACTTTATCTTTGGGAATCCCACGGGCTTTCGGATATTTCACCTTTGAGTAATCTTAAAAATCTTGAGAAACTTAATCTTCGTGGATGCTATCAGCTTTTGGATCTTTCACCTTTGAAGGACCCAGAGGGTCTTGTTAATCTTAAAAAACTTGATATTTGGGGTACCTCAGTTTCGGACGTTTCACCTTTGAGTAATCTTAAAAATCTTAAAGAACTTTGGCTTGGAGAAACCAAAGTTTCGGACATTTCACATTTGAAAGACCTTAAAAATCTTGAGAAACTTTATCTTTGGAGTACCAAAGTTTCGGACATTTCACCTTTGGAAGAGCTTGAAAATTCTGGTCTTAAAATTATAAGATAATAATCTAATAAATGTTTTTTTACTCTTACGAGTAAAATTGAAACCTAAATTAAAGAATAAGATGTATCTTATTAAGCAGTAGTTTATAAATACTTAACTCGTTATTTACTTTATAAAATGTCGTCAATCAAAGAATTTCCAGATGAGATTGTTTTAAAAATCATGGAGGGTATGAGTATACATGATATACTTCAATTATCGTGGACTTGTAAGAGATTTTACAACCTTCGTAGATTTATTAGTAAAACTTCTGATGAAGTAGTAAGAGTATTGAGATCTACAAATACAATATATGAAATTAGAGAATCTATACCATTACTCGAGTATATTAAAGTAAAAAGATTCTGGAAAAGTTATACCGATAAATATGGTAATAAATATAATTATTCTAAATGTTCGGATATAGTACATGTAGATGGGAATGCACACAAGTATAATGATATACTTCCACGGGGTGTAGATGGCAATACACACAAGTATAATTATTTATTCAGAGATACTCATGCTATTGGTGATATTGAAATCATAGATGATAATAATGTTATAGAAAGTGTAATTCTTGAATTAGGGTATGCAGAATTTGTATCAGAAAAGATTAACGGCTCTTGGGATATAAAAAATTGGTTTACTTTAGATAATCCATTGATAGTTAAATGGTCCCCTTATGCTCCTATTGATTTAACAATTATTGCTAAAACAGGACCTCCAAATGCTAATTCTTTTACCATCAAATCAAATAAAATAAATTTTAATCATGGCTTTGATTCTTATGGCATGAGGCAGATAGTTAATTATTATAACAAAATAGTTATAATTTATGATAATGGAAGTATTAACGCGTGCCCGTATGATAGATATTCATTTTTCTATGAAACTAAACCGAAAGAAAATATAAAATTTTACTTCAATGAATAAAACCGTGGAGAAAAATATCTTTTCTCATATGAGAAAAGATAAAAAATGAAGTTTATAAAAAATGAAGTTCATAGAAAATTAATTGATTATGTATATTTAACATTATGGATTTAGTAAAAAAGATTTTACTAAAGGATTTTCCTGACGAAATCCTTTTAATGATCATGGAAAATTTGAGTATACATGATATACTTCAATTATCGTGGACTTGTAAGAGATTTTACAACCTTCGTAGATTTATTAGTAAAACTTCTGATGAAGTAGTAATAGTATTGAGATCTACAAATACAATATATGAAATTAGAGAATCGATACCATTACTCAAGTATATTGGGGTGGTAAGATTCTGGAAAAGTTATACCAATAAATATGGTGATAAATATAGTTATTCTAAATGTTCGGATATAGTACATGTAGACGGTGATGCACACAAGTATAATGATATACTTCCACGGGGTCCATGGGGTCCACGGGGTGTATATGGCAATACACACAAGTATAATTATTTATTCAGAGATACTGATGCTATTGGTGATATTGAAATCATAGATGATAATAATGTTATAGAAAGTGTAATTCTTGAATTAGGGTATGTAGTCTTTGAATCAGTAAAAATTAACGGTGTTTGGGATATAAAAAATTGGTTTACTTTAGATAAGCCATTGATAGTTAAATGGGCCACTTATTCTCCTATTGATTTAACAATTATTGCTAAAACAGGACCTCCAGATGCTAATTCTTTTACCATCAAATCAAATAAAATAATTTTTAATAATAGTACTTGTTATGTGATGCAGGTAGTTAATTATAATAACAAAATAGTTATAGATTATTCTTATGATGCGATTTATGCACTCCCGTATGATGGTCATTTACAGTTCAAAACTAAACCGAAAGAAAATAGAAAAATTTACCTCAATAAATAAAACCGTGGAGAAAAATAAAATCTTTTCTCATATGAGAAAAGATAAAAAAATGAAGTTTATAGATTAAAAAATATATTTTAAAGTTGGGATATTTCAGATTTCAGATTTCAAATTTTCAAAGATGGGTTTGTGTAAACACGAAGGGTGTAAAAAACATGCTATCTTTAATTTTGAAGGAGAAAAGAAAGGTAAATTTTGTTCAAAACATAAAGAGAAAGGTATGGTTGATGTGAAAAATCAAAGATGTGAACACGCCGGGTGTAAAAGCCGACCTACTTTTAACTTTGAAGGAGAAAAGAAAGGTAAATTTTGTGCTGAACACAAAGAGAAAGGTATGGTTGATGTGAAAAGTCAAAGATGTGCACACGCCGGATGTAAAAGCCGACCTACTTTTAATTTTGAAGGAGAAAAGAAAGGTAAATTTTGTTCAAAACATAAAGAGAAAGGTATGGTTGATGTGAAAAATCGAAGATGTGAACGTGTCGGGTGTAAAAGCCTAAACCCTGTTTTTAACTTTGAAGGAGAAAAGAAAGGTAAATTTTGTTCAAAACACAAAGAGAAAGGTATGGTTGATGTGATACATCCAAGATGTAAAAGCGAATGGTGTCCTACACGGGTTAGTGGAACTAAAAATAAATATGACGGGCATTGTCATTACTGTTTTATCAATTTAAATCCCGGTAGTCCTCTGGTCAGGAATTACAAGACAAAGGAGTTTGCAGTTGGAGAATATATAAAATCCGAATTTCCCGATTACGATTGGATATTTGATAAAAAGGTATACGATGGATGTTCTAAACGACGACCGGATATATTTTTAGATTTAGGGGATAAGGTATTAATAGTTGAAATAGATGAATATAAGCATAGTGGGTATAATAATACATGTGAAAATAAAAGAATAATGGAGATATCACAAGATTTAGGCCATAGACCATTAGTATTCATACGATTTAATCCTGATGGATATACTACAAAAGATAATAAAAAAGTAAGGTCGTGTTGGCAAGTTGATAAAACAGGAAAATGTAAAGTAAAGAAAACTAAAGAATGGGAAACAAGGTTGAAAACACTACAAGAAAAGGTAATTGAACGAATAAATAAAAATGTAGAAAAGATGATAGAAATAGAAGAATTATATTACGAATAAAATTTTATAAATTAAATTTTTTCTCTCATAATCAGAGAAAAATGAAATATCAAATATTTTTAAATTTATCATGATTTTTTAATAATATCAACAAGTTAAGAAATTACAAAGTACTACTTAATCTATACATCTTATTGTCAAAGTTAGATTTCGTTTTTTACTCGTAAAAGTAAAAAACTATTTAGTAGATTTTATTTTTTAATTATAAGACCAGATTTTTTAAGATTTTTAAAGGTGAAATATCCGAAATTCGAGTACCCCAAAGATCAAGATACTTAAGATTAACAGGACCCAGAGGGTCCTTCAAAGGTGAAATGTCTGAAACTTCGGTATTATTAAAGTAAAGTCTCAAGATTTTTAAGATCTTCTAAAGGTGAAATATCTGTAACGTTGGTACCCTGAAGATAAAGTTCCTCAAGTTTTTCAAGATTACCCAAAGGCGAAATATCTGAAAGCCCGCGGCAATAACTAAGATTAAGTTTCTCAAGATTTTTAAGATTTTTTAAAGGTGAAATATCCGAAACATTGGTACGATTAAGACTAAGATTTTTAAGATTTTTAATATTACTCAAAGGTGAAATATCCGAAAGCCCGTGGCAATCACGAAGATCAAGATACTTAAGATTTTTAAGGTTTTTCAAAGGCGAAATATCCGAAAGCCCGTGGCAATCACGAAGATCAAGAAACTTAAGATTAACAGGACCCTCTGGGTCCTTCAAAGATGAAATATCCGAAAGTCCGCGACAATCACTAAGATAAAGATACTTAATATTTTTAAGGTTTTTCAAAGGCGAAATATCCGAAACATTGGTACCCCCAAGATTAAGATTCTCAAGATTTTTAAGGTCCTTCAAAGGTGAAATATCCGAAATTTCGGTACCCCAAAGATTAAGGTAGGTAAGATTAACAAAATTTTTTAAAGGTGAAATATCCGAAAACCCGCGGCAATAACTAAGATTAAGTACTTTAAGATTCCTAGCACCATTTTTAAGGAGAATTTTAAACATATCAGTTTCATGATGTACTAACGAATATTTTACAAGTTCGTGCAACAGTGTATTACTAAGATCAGCTTTGCTAATCAAATTTTTGACTTCTCTTTTATTAACTGAAATTCTATCACGGTCTCTCGTTATTTTTCTCAGTCTTAAAGTAGCTTCTTTAACCTCTTTAAGTTTTTCTTTAGCAAGTTGTTTAAATACCGGTCCTCCAATTCCACTGTCAACGATATTTTTAAGTTCACTAACCCTTCTAATATTCTTTAGAATGTTATCTGCAACTAATTCGGTATCGAAACCAACTTTATTAAAAAGAGTTTTCTTTGTTTGTGGCTTAACCTTTTTATCATTAGAAGGAGATTTGACTTTTATCATCTTTTTATCAGCTTCAGATAAAATATAACAAAGTTCCGCTTTCGTTAGTTTATTAGCCATGGACTTTCTAACGTCAATATTCTTGTTTTTCAAAACAAGTTCGACAAGTTCGTTCTTTGTATAAGCGTCAGGATTAATTTTACTCTTTCTGACGACACAACTTTTATTTTTATATTTATCAACAGTTTTTTTAGTTGACATTTATTAATTGGTATTATTTTTTTTTATTTTTTATCTTTTTACTGGCATCAGTAAAAATTTATGATAATATATATTGAACGGAAAACGTCAAGAATTTCTGGTAGAACTTTGATTGTCGACATTTTATTTTATAAAGTTCCTTAAGATTAACAAGGTTTTTCAAAGGTTAAATATCCGAAAAGCCCACGGAATAGTAAGTACTTTAAGATTAATAAGCTCTTCCAAAGGTGAAAGATCCAAAACTTGGGTACCCCTAAGACCACCAAATAAAGTTCCTTAAGATTAACAAGATTACTCAAAGGTGAAATGTCTGAAACTTCGGTATTATTAAAGTAAAGTCTCAAGATTTTTAAGATTTTTTAAAGGTGAAAAATCCGACACATTGGTATGCTCAAGACCAAGTACTTTAAGATTAACAAGCTTACTCAAAGGCGAAATATCCGAAAGCCCGCGGCAATCACGAAGATCAAGATACTTAAGATTTTTAAGGTTTTTCAAAGGCGAAATATCCGAAAGCCCGCGGCAATCACGAAAATCAAGATCTTTAAGATTAACAAGATTACTCAAAGGTGAAACGTCCGAAACTTCGGTACCCCCAAGACCAAGATACTCAAGATTTTTAAGTCCTACTAAAGGTGAAACGTCAGAAACTTGGGTATCGTACATACAAGGTTTTCCAGAAAATAGCAATTTAAGAACTGATAGATGCCTAGTTACATTTATAAAACCAACTTCAAGACTACTGGGGGTATACACTACAAATATTAATAATTAGATAAAAATGAATTATTTGATAGACATGTATCAAATAATATTACACCTATTTTAATTTACGAAAACATGACTGGTCAACGACTTAATCCATTTGAACACGCTCTAAAACGCCCCGATACCTATATCGGGTCAATTAAAACCGTTGAAAAGGAATGCTACGTTCTCGAGATTCCTACAACCGACGGTCTTAAACCTTCTATTTCTACCCGTAAGGCTAAATGGAACTCTGGAATGTTTAATATCATTAGAGAAATCGGAAGTAATTGCATAGATAACAAGTGGCGTTCTCAAGGAGATCCCATTTTTGAAATGAAAGGTATCAAGGTTGCATACCAATCTGATACAAAGGAATTGTCTTTTTGGAACGATGGAAAATGTATTCCTGTAGAGAAAAAGTCTTATGATTACAAAGATCATCGGTCTGGAAAGGTAATCAAAGAAGAGTTTTATCCAGCTGAAATCTTTTTCGGAGAGATGCTTGCAGGTACGAATTTCGATGATAACGAAGAACGTAAAACATCTGGACGTAATGGTATGGGATCCAAATGTTCGAACATTTTTTCCAAACGTTTCACAATCGAACACGTAGATTCTAGTAATAAAAAGAAATTTATTCAGACATATACAGATAATGCAAAAAATAGAACAAATCCCAAAGTTACATCATCTAGTGTAAAGGGTTATACTAAAATTTTATTTGAAATTGATTTTGAACGCTTTGGATACGATATATCTAAGGATGTATATTATAAAGATTTTATTGGATTACTTGGCATGTATATTCTTGAAGTGGCGGCAATGACAGCTCTTCCCGTTTCTTTTACAATTGATGGAAAGACAACCAAGTTTCATTTCAAGACGTTTGATAAATACGTTCGAATGTTTTACCCAGAAGTATCGTCTCATAAAGTTGAGATGTTAAAACTTTACAATGGAGACGAGTGTGTCATTGTAGAAAGTCATACAGATGCTCGTTTAGAAATTCCAGATATGCTTGAGAATGTAAGACACATGTCGTTTGTTAATGGACTTAGAACAAAGGACGGTGGTGTCCATGTCGATGCGTGGAGGGATGCCATTTGTCAATTGTTTGTTAGACAATTTAATGCTAAAAAGCGAAAGGTTCCATTAAAGACAAGCGCCAAGGAAATCTACCCATATTTGACAATGTTTATTAGAACAGAAGTAAGTAATCCATCATTTGATACTCAAACCAAAAACTGTCTTAACGGCCCGGTATACAAGATTCTACCAGAATGTAAAACACAAAAGGACAAGAATAACATTGAGAAAATTAAATCAGATTTGGATAAGGTTGTAAAGAAGATGATGAAATGGAATTTTATTAAACTTCTTGAAGAAAAACTCATTTCAAAGACGGATCGTGTCAAAGTTAAAAAGACTGTCAAGAAACGTGTTGACATGGGAGACAAGGCTCAAGATGCAAACAAGGCTGGCAAGTATCCAAGTAATACAAAATGCACGTTGTATATTACAGAGGGATTATCCGCCAAGGCTATGGTTGTAAGAGGTATTTCTACTTTGAAAAACGGACAAGATTATAACGGAGCATTTGCTGTACAGGGTAAGTTCATCAATGTTCTAAATGCTAGCTCAACTGCCGTTTCAAATAACGAAGAATCAAACTTGTTGAAGGAGATGCTTAACCTTCGTCTAAATTGTGATTATTCAAAAGATGAAAATTGGAACAGTCTTAGGTATCACAAAGTATGTATCACAACAGATATGGATGATGATGGTATTCATATTAGAGGGTTGCTTATTAACTTTTTCTATACACTCTGGCCTTCTCTATTAGATAGAAATTTTGTAATATCTCTTAGCACTGCTGTTGCCAAGGTTTCATTTCCTAATAAAAAACAACCCAAGTTGTTTTATTCAAATCCTGAATATAAAGAGTGGTATGAACAAACAGGTAATAAAATGAAAATAGCAGAAGTAAAGTATCTCAAAGGGCTTGGTTCCATTCATCCAAGCGATGTTCCAGGTTATTTCAGTGAACCAAAGGTTGTTAGTTATTACCAAGAAGGAGATGAAGCGGAATATATGGATCTTGGGTTTAACGACAAGTATTCTGATTTACGCAAAGAATGGCTTATACAAGACGCTGATTCTACTGAAGAGGAACCCGAATTTGTTTATAACGACAGGCTTGGTATATCAACGTTTGTTGATACGCAGTTGATTATATATCACAAAATGACGTTGCGACGAGCTCTTCCAAATTTCATGGATGGTTTCAAGGAATCGCAACGAAAAGCATTCTATGCAATCAGGCTCAAAAACTACAAGAATACGAAAGATTTAGAAAAGGTGTCTGGAGCTGTGAAAGAAATTACAGGATATCATCACGGCGCGGCGTCTCTTCTCAACTGCATTAAGAATATGGCAATTAGATATCCTGGTAGTAATAACATCCCCTTGCTACAAGACGATGGAGAATTTGGGACTCGTGCCTGTAATGGCCGCGATTCGGCCGCTGCGCGTTATATCTCAACAGCATTGGAGAGTATTTCGAAATATATTTTCAAAGATGTAGATGATAATATTCTCGAAAATATTATAGAGGATAACGAAAAGGCGGAATACAAGTTCTTTGTTCCTGTAATCTGTATGCTTCTTATAAACGGTGCGGATGGTATCGCTTCAGGATTTTCAACGAGTATTCCAAATTATAACCCTCTTGATATTTTGACATGGACAAGAGCATGGATTGATGGAAACCACAAAAGTATGCCTCGTCTTACACCATGGTATAGAGGTATCAAGGGTGAGATTAAGTTGGTGTATGACAAGAACGGTCATCCTGAAAAATGGAAGACCAAGGGTATTCTCGAAGAAGACAAGAACGGATGGTGGGATATCAAAGATTTACCAGTAGGTAAATGGACAAACTCGTTCAAGGATGAACTTGTATATTTGGAGACTGGTGAATCTGCGTCCAAGAAAAAGGATAAGAATTGGACACGATCTATATCTGATTTTAACAATTATTCAACAGCCAACTTTGTTCATTTTAAAATCAAACCCGTTGACGGGTGGAGACCAAGTATTAATACAACACTCAAGTCTTTACAAACAACCAAGTCTCTCGGGAATATGCGTGCTATAGATGAAAATAATTTTCCTACGTTATACAAGTCGGCTGAAGATATTATTGAGGAATGGTGTAAACATCGATTATATTATTATAATAAGAGACGCGAGTATATTATCAATTCGCTTAAATTCGATATTCTAAAGGCTAGTAATAAATATAATTATGTCAAGAGTGTTATTGACAAGAAACTTAACATGTATCAAGAAGACGATAAACTCGAGGAGAGTATGGTAAATCTTGGCTTGACAAAAATGGGTGGATCTTACCGAAACAAAGAAAATGTATCGTTCGAGTATCTTTTAGGAATGCAAATGAGGAGCATGTCTAAAAAGAAACTTGAAGAGCTCAAGTGCGAGCTCGATACACACGAAGCCAAGCTCAAGGCCATGGAAAGTAAATCCGATAAAGATTTGTGGAAAGAGGACTTGAATGAATTCGAAACGGCTTACAAGAAGTATATAAATTCAAGAGAATTACAGTAGTTAGATAATATCAAAATAATTAAATCTTGTCTCACACGAGACAAGATAAAAAGAATAAAATTGAGTGGTGGAAAATATACTAAATAGACTTTAGGTTTGTTTTAAGAAACTTAAAAAAAAATATTATTCTATCAAAATAATTATAAATTAATAAAAATATTGTTATCATTATTTATTTTTTATGATCCATCTACACACAAAATTTTGTGTGTAGTTGATCCATTTTCAAAACAAATTTGTCTTCAACTTTCTTAATTTCAACATTGCGTTTAAACGTAGATAGTAAGCTTTAGCCGTCTTATATCGAATGTTGCTATTTTAAAAGTTTCGGTCTAGTTATGAATATTTCAAATCTGGGTTTGTGAATACAAAAATGTCGGACATTTTTGGACATTTTTGGACATTTTGCGTATTTCAGAACATAGTTATATTTGGTTTATTTTATCAATACTAAGCTAATATAACCTTTTTAAAATCCGTTCGACAATTCTCGACATTTTTAGACAAAGTATTTTAAAAACATAATATAATTTAGATAAGATAGTGTAGATATGACGGAACGAATTATTTGCGAATTTTGCAATTCTAATATCTTGAAATCGAAAGTAAACAGGCATTATAAGTCTAAGAAGTGTGTAAAAGCTAGAGAGGATATAGAAAAACGCCGAATTAGATCTGATAAAGAGAAGGTATCGTATTTGGAAAAACAGTTATCGACCCTCAGGAATGAGAAAGATAAAGAAATTCGTGTAAAAGATAGAGAGATACTCGAACTCAAGGAAGAGAAGAATAAGCTTCAAAATATTATAGACAAAAAGGACGAGTTTATTCAGAGTATGGCAAGTAGACCTAGTACAATTACCACGAACCATAATCATTTCAATATTAATCAATACTTTGAAGGTAATCGAGGACTTGATTTTCTAGATAATCAACAATTGATGGACGAGCGTATAGAGCACTGCCGTCTAATGATGGAGGATACCATAGAGAATCATGGTTTGAACCCGAAGATGATCGAAGAGACAAAGAAGGAGCAGTGTGAATACCTTTTCAAAGACGAGACTACCGGTAAATGGAACGTTATCAATACGGATACTGCAAGAAATACGTTTAGTATCTGTAAGAGAGCCGACGACGGCAAGACAATATACGTCAAGGACCCTAAAGGAAAAATGCTAAAGTTGACAGTTGATAAAGTGGACAAGGATACAAAGAGGATGGTCTATAAACTGTCTCTAGACCAAGACAACTTGTCATTAGAAGAAAAGTATATTCAACTGGATGCGTGTATGGCGGTAAGTAATGAAAAATTACTTACGAAGGTTCCTGTTAAAAGTATGATTTGAATATTTTATACTCTGGAAATTTTATAAAACATTAATGATAAAAATAAAATCTTTTCTCGTACGAGAAAAGATAACAAATGAAGTTTATATATTAAAAATATATTTTAAAGTTGGAATATTTTCAGATTTTCAATAAATAATTATTTTTTTTAGAATTATTATTTATTTTTTATGATCCGTCTACACACAAAATTTTGTGTGTAGTTGAACCATTTTCAAAACATATTTTATTTTCCCTTTGAATTTTGGCATTTGGCAATTTTATATTAAAAGTATAATAACGTTTAAAGAATGTTCTCAATTAAGTTAAATGTCAAATGATATAAAACTTGTATTAATTTTAATGATAAAGAATGAAGAACTTATATTAGAGAGATGCTTAAATAGCGTTAGAGGTTTAGTTGATGGGTATTTTATAACAGATACGGGTTCAACTGACAATTCCGTGAATATCGCAAAGGAATACTTGAAAGATAAAAAGGGATGCGTGTTTCAAACAGAGTGGAAGAATTTTGGAAAGAATAGAAGTGAAAGTTTTAGTTTGGCAAAAGAGTTTATACAAAATAACTATGACTGGAAATTAGACAAGACATTTGGATTGTTACTTGATGGTGATATGAAATTTATAACTGTCAAATTTGATAAAAATAATTTGAAGCACCCAGGGTATAAAATTAAACAAAGAAATGGAAATCTAATCTATTATAACGTTAGATTTTTAAGATTTGATTGTGATTGGTCGTGTATAGGAGTCACTCATGAGTACTGGGATGCTAAATATGTAACAACTAATAATTTAGATGACGATATATGTTATATTGATGATATAGATGATGGAGGATGTAAAGATGACAAGTATGAGAGAGACATAAAATTGTTAAAAGATGGTTTGATAAAAGAACAAGGTAATGTACGTTATTTATTTTATCTAGCTCAATCATACAAATGTATAGGAGATTACAAAAATGCTATTATGTACTATAAAATGAGAATTAAGGGAGGAGGATGGTTTGAGGAAGTTTGGTATTCATATTACATGATCGGAGAATGCTATTTAAAATTAAAAGATGTAATTAATTTTGAAAAGTGGATGCTGAAAGCATATGAACATAATAAATATAGAGCAGAACCATTATACAAACTTGCAAAGTATTTCAGAGAAAAATCAGAATACTATAAAGCATATCATTATATATTGTTGGGACTAAAAATAAAATTTCCAGATAACCAGGTGTTATTTATTGAGAATGATGTTTATAGCGGATTATTTATATATGAACAATCTATAGTAGAATTTTATGTCAGTCACAATCTTGATAAAGTATTGCAAATTAGTATGAAATCCTTGTTAGAGTGTCCTTATTACCATGACAATGTTATATCAAATCTAAAGTTCTCTGTGAAATCATTTTGTTCAAAATTCACTGAAATAAAATTACCAGCTCCATTTGGTCCTCATTTTAATCCATCTGCCATCTCTTTACATGAATACCCGTATGCGAACGTTAGGTATCACAACTACGGTATCGATAAAAAGGGAAACTATTCAAGTAACGACGGAGGTCCAATTTCAACTAAAAACTGTTACGTTAATTTAGAAGATTGCGAGGATTATAAAGCGTTTCAAATTGAACCTACCAAACCTCATATATCAAATATTCAAGGGTTTGAAGACCTGAGACTTTACAAATACAATAATAAAGACTATTTTACTGCTGTATCTAACCGAGAATATTCAAGTGATAAAATCCAAATAGTTAAAGGTTTGTATAACCTTGACACCCTTACATACGATGATATAGAAGTTATGGTTTCTCCTACTAATTCAACATGTGAAAAGAACTGGATTAGTTTAGATTGCGAAAACACATTCGTATATAAATGGCACCCATTGACTATAGGAACTATAATAGAAGACAGATTTGAAATAACAGATAAAATAGACACCCCTCCGTTTTTTAAAAATATCAGAGGTTCTACCCCTCCAGTTGTCGTAGACGGAACCTATTGGGTACTCGTTCATTTTGTTGAATGCGCCAGTCCTCGTAAATATTATCACGCATTCGTTAATTTAGATAAAACTAATCATCGTCCCATAAGAGTTTCTCTTCCGTTTTACTTTAAATCAAACGAAATCGAATACTGTATATCAGGTCGATTGTTGGACGCAAAGACGTTAGAATACTTTGTTTCTTCATGGGACAAGAACCCCTTCAGAGCTACTATTAACGTGAATGACGTGAAATGGATCAATTTATAAATTTGATATTTATTACTTCAGTAATAAATATTTACAGAAAGTATTTCGAACTTGGAATTTTCTCTCTACATTTCCAATACGTCTTTTACACTCATACCCTCCATGATCGTTAAAACAATCTCATCTGGAAAATCTTTGATTGACGACATTTTATAAAGTAAACAACGAGTTAAGCATTTATAAAGTACTGCTTATTGAGATATATCTCATTCTTTAATTTAGGTTTTGTTTTTTACTCCTAAGAGTAAAAAACATTTATTAGATTATTATCTTATTTTAAGACCAGCTTTTTCAAGCTTACTCAAAAAGGTGAAATGTCCAAAACATTGGTATGCCCAAGAAAAGATTTTCTAATTTAACATCATCGTAATCTATATTCTCTTGAAACTTATTATCGTAGTGCTTTTGATAAAACCGTATTTATCATAATAGGTGTACTATCGTAGTATTTTTCATTATTTTCTACAAAATTTCTAATATATTCCAAATCAACAGCTGTTTTGTATTTTAAATCTTCATCTTTAATTTTAGTATATTTTAGTAAAAAATTTGTAAAATCAGCACATGTCATATAACCATCTTTATATTCTCCTATACCTAAAAACGTTTTCATTACAACTTCATGTATTTTGCCAACTAATTTTATATTCATTGATGATATTTTCGCAATATCGTTTTCATCGAATTTTATAGGTTCACCTTTATATCTGTGTAAATAAAGTAAACCGTCGTATTGTTGTATTTCTGACATTTCTACAAGAGAAGGAGTACCTATAATAGATTTACCTGAAAATTTATCTATATGAGGTTTAGAAGTTAAATGATATACAAATGGTTTATTATTTAAAACTACAATCATACCTACATGAGAATAATATTTTTGACTAAATCCTACAATAGTCTTTGATATGTTTTTTACAACATGAACATCCATATTTATACCATTATCTCCATGATAATAAATTGGTGTATCATGTCTGAAAAATATTATATCCCCAGTTTTAAACTTTATATTTGTAAAATCGTATTTTTCTAAATACACATCTCTTGATTTATTTTCATAATTTATATATCTATTGCATGCAACAAGTAATAGTACTACTACGAGTAAGATACTCAATATCATTACATACTTGTTCATTTCGAACTAATAGTTTTTAAATAATGACCCAATAAAAATCCAAGAAAATTATAAACAAGGTCTAATAAACTTCCACATTTATAAAATATTTGTTCGTAAATTTCGAATGCTATACTCAATGTTTGAGAAAAATAAATATCGGTATAATATCCTAAAAACATGTGGAAAATAAAATGCGAAATCTCCCATTTCGTTATAAGACAATTTGTAGGCGAGTCTTCATCTCCGAGTAAATAATATCCACTGCCTCGTAATCCATTCACTTTATCACATTCATCGTTTTTACAATCCTTTACACACTCTTCAGACCATTTATGTATTTTCTTCGCTGTATTATCACCTACAACTTTTTCGAGGTGAAATATGAGAATATACATTATAACTAAAAGTACAGCTATTATATAATATTTTTTACTGTTATACGACTCGCGTTTTTCAAAACAAAATAAATCTTTCTTATTCTTTTTCATTTAGATAAATATATAATAATTATATTGAAAATTATTTTAGTAATTATTTATTATGGATACTATATTTTTGATATTCTTCATTGTTCCATCTTGTCCATAAAATGAAATTTGAAAACCTTTATTGTTTAGTTTACCTTTACATTCATAAACTATGATACCATTTTCATATAGATATTTTATCATATCGTTTGCATTTTCAACAATGATTGTTATTATACACGGACATGACACGTCAGACGTTAACAGCTTTTTGTATTTAATATTATGATAACATTCGTTAAACATTAGTATATTTTCATCATAATTTTGTTTTACACTTATTATATTCAGAGCTTCATCAAGAGCCTTAAGACTTGAAATAGATACTGTATTACACGTTTCATATTTTAATGCATTCTCATAATGCCTTTTTAAATCAAGAGAATAATGACATGATTTTATACCTTTCATTTTAGAATGTTTACAAATTATTATTCCTACACCCATAAATGATGCAATTGCTTTGTTAGGATTTGTAATTAGAAAATCAATTTGAGACTTAACCATGTCTATAGGTATTCCTCCAAATGTTGATACGGCGTCTACAATATATGTTATATTAGGATTTATATTTTTCACTACTTTTCCAATTTCGTGAATATTGTTTAATATACCTACAGACGTATCGCAATGAACTACAACTACGCTTTTAATAGATTTATGTTCTTTAAGAATTTCTTGTATTTCATTTAAATCAAATGGTTCACCCCATTTATTTTCAACATGCCGTACTTTGGGTTCGCTGTAATATGATGCAATATATTTCCATCTTTCACCAAACATACCATTTGATAAAATCAAAATCTCTTCATGATCGTCAAGACAATCTACATGAGCATTCAGTACTTCATCCATACTGGTTGTACCTGATCCTGTAGTAATAAGAGTAATAAAATCATTAATTTTATCTGGGCATGCAATATTTTTTATTTTGGTGTCTATAATCTTGTATAATTCGCGGAACTTATCTTGCCTGTGCATATATGTATGTTGATATTTTAATGCGTCAAAAACTGATTCTTCTGCTCTTACAACTCCCGGAGATAATAATAAATATTCATTTGAAATATCTATATCATCAAAATTTTCAAAAATTTTAAACTCAGCACAGCGTTCTTTTTTACAGAAATCATGTAGAATACTGTCTTTCTTTACGTAAAGTTCATCTACATTACTTTGTACTACTACAGAAAAATCTGAAATTCCGTCTCCAATATAAACTGATTTTTTTCGTGTATAGGCACTCATAATATTTTTTATAATTTCTACTTTATTGATATATGTATCATTACTATAAAAATCGTTAGAAAATATATGGTCTTCTCTAATATATGGAAGAAAGTGAGTGATAATCTGTTTGAACCCGCTACTTATAATGTAAAATTCTACACGAGGATTTAGTATTTGACATTTTTCATAAAATTTTCTAAATGATTCATCAATAACATTCCTAACTCCTCTTTCCAAAATATCTATCATTTCTTTCGGTGATATAGATGATAAAATTTCCCTGAGATCTTCCTTTTCACCGTTTAAAAATTTTTGCTCCAAATCTTTTTGAAATTTCTCTCCATGTACCATCTTAATAATATAATCAAGTGTATCTACAGTTGATATAGTTCCATCAAAATCGCATAAAATCACACTCATTTATGATAACTTATTTTTTTTATTTAGTTAAATAAAAATGGTAAAACCTTAATGAAAGGGAATATATTATTTATAGTAGTATAATTTCAAACAAAATATTTCAGAATACAAAAAATGATAATATATAACGATAATATATACATATTAACATCAGTATGTTATCTGTAAACACCATGAATCTTGTTCGTTCCGTGAATTTTTCCAGTGAAATAACTGTAATCACCATTTTAAAAGATGGAAAGGTTAAAAGTCCTATGAATATACATGTCAATTATCCTTTATTTTCTCCCATACATACCAGTCAGTCCCCTATCCCATATCCTAATTTTCGCCCTAGAGCGAAAATATTCTCAGAAGAAAATGTTAAAATGCCTGTTAATATTAATCTAAACTTATCTAATAATTCGTTGCTTCGAAAGAGACGAGCAAAAATATAAACTAAAACCAAAAAATATCTATTTTTTATACATTGTATAAAAAAATAAAAACTTATACTTGACCAAGGAATGTAGTACGTAGTATTTAGCAATACTTACACAGTACTACGTACTAATACTACTATAAAAGGATAATCGCTTATATATGAAATGGATGTTAGACAACAGCTAGATCTTATAAAAATCAAAGGGTCTTATACCTATGCAGATATATTTTTATATAATTCTTATTACTCTTCAAATAACTTTGATAGCGCTTTGGATAACCTGTATGCTAATTATGAAAAATTATTTGAAATAGGTATAACTTTATCAGCCTTTCAATTTGTAGGTATAGTTTTGGAGAATAATGTTGCATTAGAATCAGATTATATCAAGATAGGATATTTTATATTATGCCTTGGGTTTGTAATATCATTGTTTGGAACACTATTATCTTATATAGCATTTACATACATCAATAGTATAAGAGGAGAATCTCATGATTTTATTCTAGAAGGTATTCAAAAATATAAACATTTTTTCAAGTTATCTGACATGTTCTTGTATATTGATAGTGTTTTATTTATTATTCCTATAAATTTACTAATATATAATGTACTAGATTTTTATTATAGTTTGAGTTTTAATATAATATGTGGGTTATTAGCCATATGCGGTATTTCGTCACATTATTTAATCATCATAAAATATCAAAATTACAAATATACAAAGAGGAACATTTTATAAACATTAATTTACTTGATCAAGTAAATTACATCAAAGCATAGACTTTAGACTCTCTTTACTCTACAATTTTCAATTGTTCCATACGGCGATTTATATATCACTCTATAATTATGTGTATATCTAAACGTAAATACATTACCATATTCGTTTCTGTGCCATTTTAAACGCTTTTCATTACTGGGATCTTCTCCTTCAAAAACCATTCCATTTTTCCTAGATCTATAAGCATTTTTGACAATTTCATAATCTACAAATGGAAGAATAGGAATACCTTGATATTCTTTTCTTTTACCTTCATAGTCTATTTTAAAAGTGCTAGGATAATAACCATTTTTAACAATAGGACTGTTCTTGTGATACATAAGTGGTTGATAATATTCTGGTAACAGATTTTTAGATGATTCAGGTAATATACATAAAAGCTGTTCAAAAGGTAAAGCTGGATGAGATTTTTCAAATATTAATTCTTTTTCAAGAGATTCCTGAGTCAATGTAGATAGATAATCTGAAAGGTCTGACATTAGAGGAGCATAGTGATAGTTATAAGATTGGTCCCACGATGGTAATTCTTTTGTATAATAATTAAACACCCATGCCAAATTTTTAAAATATGAACGGCATATTTGTTCTATTTCTAACGATTCATTGTTACAAAATTTAGAATAATACTTTTCTTTGTACTTTTCTTTGTCAAATTTACCGTCGTCGTTAAAACATGACATCAATGTTTCGTCGTTAAAACGGTTGTCTAGATGTTTAATATTGTTTTGAGCTATAATATAATATTCTTCATACTTGCTTAATTCTTTAACAAATTCTTTGAATCCTTCAATATTTATCTGGTTTCCTTTTGTAATATAATTACCACTATTCTGATATATTTTAATAGCCGTACTAATCATGTGATTAAGACCATCTGCTAAATAAAAAAACATTTTTATTTTAGGTAAAAAATCATTACCTACAAAAAACCCCATTAATACAAAATCATTTGAAACATCATCATATGTTCTATTTCCTCTTTTTACATCTTTATTTTGATTTAGAACATATGCGAGTTCTTCTCTTACCTTGGTCATATTTGTAAGATCATACGTTTCAGCGTTATCATGAGATTCTCTTAACAAGTAAATATTATTAACATGCGCGGAAAGTGTAAGCATTATTAAATCTCCATCTGGACCAAACATACAATGAGAATAATTTGTTTGTATTACATTTGGTAAAGCTCTTATATAGTCCATGATTTTATGTTCTCCTTCGCCAGGTATTGTCGGAGGAGAATATATAACATCTACATTTCTCCATCCGCGATCAGAGTTTATACAATCTCTTATTTTGAAATACATGAATTGCGAAAGTTTATGCATAAATTCCGTACCAGGACTTATCGAGTTTGAATCGAATGATGCCGGATTTCTAGACATTGCTGATACGAATCGGCGTTCGCGTTGTTGATTTTGTTTGGCCCTTGGCGCCGGGCCGTCAATAGCTATATACAAAACACGTTGCGGTGTTACAATTTTCGTAACGTCTATAATGTTTTCAAAAAATAATTCAAATGTTCTTGTTAATTTTTGTTCATACGTTAAATGACTTAGAGCATCGATAAATGATTTATTAGTCCCATAATTAAAAACGGTTTGAGCTGCCCCGTGAAGTAATCCATTGGCGTCAAGGTATAAATAGTCTATTTTTTTAGGAGATTTATTGATATATTTGGTTATTTGAACAACACTTTGCCTTCCAAAATTTCCGTTAATAAACGGCCAAAGTCCTGGAACACCCATCTCTTAGTTATTAAAGACGGTTATTTAATTTAAATTTAAATTTATTTCATTAATAGTGAAATAAATATTTAGATTTTATTATTTATGCTTTCTTTGCTTTCTTCGCTTTCTTTGTTCCCTTTTCAGGACCACGTCTGAATTTTTGACGACAACCATTAGAGTCGGCTTTCTTGGACTTGGGGTCGTATACAAGTCCCTTGCTACGACATACCTTTGTTTTGCTAGGAGCTACTTTACGTGGGCGACAACCCATAGCATCAGCGTTTGCAGCTTTTGGTTCGTAAACCATAAGCAATGCTCGGCATTGCTTGACCTTGCTTACACGAGCTTTGGATGGGCGACAATTGCCAGTCTTGGAATCTTTAACTTCGCCATCTGGACAAATTTTCTTCCATTTCTTAACCTTTTCGCCTTTTTGCATGGCATGGACAACTTCATACATTGTTCCATCACGGCCTTTGCGACGTTGTCCGGGTTTTAGTTCTTTAGCTTTGGATTCTGGAGTGCCAGCTGGCTTTCTAGTACCTGCAGATTTCTTTTCAACCATTATGTTTATTATTAAATTATAAAAAATAATTATTTATTTTTTGTTTTTTTTATTATTTTAGATTTGAATACACGAATTGAAGAATTGATTCTTCGCTTCTATCTCCAGAATAAGCCAAGGGCTCTCCGTTTGGATACCCTTTTAGATATAAACGAATATCTGGAAATCCTTGGAAACCTGGAAGACTTGATGCTTTTTGAATCTCTTCTTTATCACGTTTATCCTCAAAATCTAAAACTTCAACTTCACCTGTTTGTGATAAAGCTAATTTTACATTTTCCCATGCTGGAAGTATTTTTTTGGACCAACCACACCAGTCTCCATAAAACAATACAAGTGTTGGTTTATCTCCCGAAACATATGTTTCTACCGGCTCGTTTGTAACTGGTCTATTTTCAATAGCCTGGGCATGTCTCTGAGCCTGATGATTATCATGATATCGTGTTGAATCCTTTCTAAAGAATACAAAATAACAGATGATTAACACAACTAAAATAACAAGTCCGATGATTACTGGATTTTTATATTTCCTTGGGATTAATTCGTTTATCATTCTTTATTATTAACTTAGATAAAAAAACTCTAAATGTAAATTAGTAAAAAAACAATCATGGAAAAAATATATTTAGGCGGCGTCGTGGTTTTGTTATCTTTTCTAATAATTTATGTTATTTGTCAACTAAACTCACCTGACTTGGATAATTATATATCTAAACATCGAGAACAGATAAATTGGGTAAGTATAAATGACATTTTAGATAATGCCGGCAACGGGGATTTAATATTTTTAAGTGGTAATACAAAGGGTGAAAAAACATGTAAATGGTGTACAAATACAATGTATAGTCATGTTGGATTTTTATTTCGAGAGAACCATCCAGATACAGGTGAAGACTTGTTATATATTTGGGATTCTGACCTTGGTCAGAAAACAAAGGAGGGACCTCGAGTAATGTTGCTAAAAGATAAACTCAAAAAATATAAAGGAAGTAAATATATATCATGGAAAAAGTTCAAAGGTGAAAGACCAGACACGGAAGACATATTAAAAATTGTAAATAAATATGGCAAGTTAAAGTTTGATGATAAAATATTAAGCTGGTGGGTTAGCAATGATAACACGGTCTCTAATTTTCTTTACAAATTAATAAAAAATAATAATGAGGTATTTTGTTCTGAATTGATCGCGATGACACTACAAGATCTTAATATACTAGATAGAACCAAAAAATCTGCTTGGTATTCTCCAGGTGATTTTGTGACATATAAAATTCAAGGTTTAACAAATGGAAATTCATACAGTAGTGTGTATATGGCAGATTTTTCTGGTGATTGGTAATCTTTATACGAAAGTATAAAGATGTTTTATTATGATTATGATTAATAAGCTCTAGTAGAAAGTCTAGATATATAACCGAGATTTCTAATAGATAATAATTTATCCTCAACTTTGCTTGTTCCTTGTAAATTTAATTTCTTGTATTTCTCCTTTGATTTCTCCTTTGATTTCTCCTTTGATTTCTCCTTTGATTTCTCCTTTGTTTTCTCCTTTGTTTTCTCCTTTGTTTTCTCCTTTACATCTTCTTTGTTATTATTTTGAAACTCTTGTGATTGTATTTCTATTTCATTTGTCATATCCCTAACAGTCATTTTATTTCTAATGGCTTTAATACCAATTAGTATTTTCATAGTATTAATATCCATTTTTACTGAAGAATGATTGGCGTATTTTTCTCCGTGTAAAATAAACTTCTCGAGATTAAGTTTGTCTTTCCACATATCAAGCATTCGAAACTCAAATGTATCGTTCATATACCCACTATAAACATGAACTTTTTTTGTCTGACCGGGACGATGACACCGAGCTTCAGCTTGAGCAATTGTAGCATAATTCCACCACGGTTCCATACATACGATATGATTAGCGCATGTAATATTCAAACCTTCGCAACCTACGCTATAAGTCATTGTAAGAATTTTTTTGTCTGGATTAGTCTTAAATTCTTCTAAAATTTTAATACGATCTTTTGCACTGACATCACCGTCGATTCTCAATATCATGTCTGTTTTTGGATACTCGTAATTTATACCTTCCTCCAATAAATTGAGAGCTGAAACGAACGTAGAAAATACAATAATCTTTTCACCTTTAGGGACATTTTTAATCTTATCAATTACATACCGCATTTTTGATGACATAAATCCCGCGGAACCTTCCTTTTTATAAATCCATTTGGAAAATTTACTTCCCAACCCTTTAATGAATTTTTTAAAATCCGAGTTATTTTTTTCAGAAGTATTTGTCATTAGATATGGTGAGATGCATGACTGTCTAAGACGTAAAAACCATGCAAGAGCATTAGCAAAATTCATCTCTTTATTTTGAAACGATTCAATAACCTCGATAGATTTCTGAGCAACCTTTTTATAAAACTGTTTTTCGATATCCGAATTAAATTCAAGAATATCATCATGACGTATTTTTTCTGGTATAACAAGACTAACGTCTTTCTTTGACCTTATAAAAATAACGTTTCGAAGGTTATGATCTTTAATATATTTTGTATACAATCTTGCCCATTTTTGACTGGTTTCAACGCCATTGTATCCGCAAAATCTAAGTTGAGACCAAATATCTGTTTTGTAATTGCGAATTGGAGTACCTGTAAGACATAATTTATACTTTCCATACAAAGACATCATAGCCTTAAACAGAGAAGTTTTTGGATTAGCAAATTTCTGAGACTCGTCTGCTATAACTCTTTCCCATGGAGTTTTATGTAAAATACAAGGTCCTTTAACATTAGGATTATCTGCTTGATACCTTGTTCTGTTTTTAATAACACTAACAACCATCTTGTTATTTCTAGACTGTTCATATTCAAAACACTCTTCTTGATATTTTTTAGCGGAACTACTGACAACGTCATATGTTGTAATTACAAAATCATATTCCACAATATCCTTACGCATAATATTATTATACTCTTTTGTAGTTATATAATCCTTATGATAATACAAAACCTTTACCTTTTCGTCAAAAAACTTTTCGAATCCTTGCGTTTTCCATTCTCCTACAATAGACTTTGAAGCTACTACAAGTGTTGGAAACCCTTTTTCTCCATATTTTTCAACTCTAGAAGGCCGAGGTGCCATAAGAGACCAGGAAATTGCTGTAAGAGTTTTACCAAGACCCATTTCAAACATTAAAATTGAACCATTAATTCCATGTTTGCCTTTCTTTTCCATAGCTTCAATCTGTTCAAAAGCTTCAAGTTGGTGTTTATGAAACACTATAGGTATATCTCCTATATTACGTTTAAGCGGTAAAGAACGATATCTTTTGATTTTTCCATCACGCGCTGCGTGTGTAAATTCACACGTGTCGTTTAATAAAGTATTAAAAGGTACTTTCATTTTCAATAGCTTAATTACACAGTAATTGTATTTTTTACAAATATGGGTAAAAAAAATCATTTTTTAGTAATTTTAGATTACGTAGTAATTACACGTGATACGTAGAGATTTTAACTTTTTTAATTTCAAGCAATTGAACTTTATATATAATTATCATGAGCTATAGCCATATTTATATCTTTTGCTGTTACCTTAAAATTATCTTCTGAACCTTCACGAAACTTCGCGTGTTTAGTTGCTTCTAAAGCCATATCCGAAATTATATATTCTATAAATAATTGAAAATATAATAAAAAATCAACTGACACTTTTTGTAACTCACTAACATCTTCAAGTACTGATTTTGTATAACGCTTGAATGTTGCTTTGGGGATTATCAGACAATCGGTATTATTTTGCTGATATTTAACACGTGTTTTACCTGTTATTTTCTTGTAAACAGTAGATGCATCTTTACATTGTTTTATTTCAGATTTAGAACCTTTAGGTTTAGAAGACGCAAGTGCTTGATTACTAATTTCTAAAGCTCTTTTAAAATGTTCAAGTGATACAGTTCTCTGTTTATAGAAATTGGTAATAATAGAAACATCCCGAATGTACTTTTCTACAACTCGTCTTATATAAGATCGTACAACACCATGCGAATCTCCTGATATATCCAAAGCGCCACCTCTTCTAAGAAATTTGTTTATGGAAGAATTTGTGATATCATTAGATTGCATTATCATTTATAGATATTAATTAATTTTTTTTTGTAAATAATTATAAAATGGTATCAGATACAAAATATAATATATATATAAAACGTGTGAAAAATGGCATTAATCGTGAAATAAGAATATCTTCAGACGCCATTGAAATTATGAATGATATTATTAATTACTCTATTAGCATACTTATGAAAGCATGTAATTCACTGAAATCTAATAAAAAAACACTTGAAGCGCGTGAAATTAAGACTGCAGTAAATTTGATTTTACCGGGAGAATTGGAAAAACATGCTATTGTTGAAGGATTTAAATCGGTTACCAGAGCTAAAGGCAATAAAGATGGATCTATACAGGAAAAATCGGAATTGAAATTTCCCATTTCGCGTATCTCAAATGAAATGAAAAAACTTTCTTTATATGAAAGACAAGGTAAGATGGCGTCAGTTTATATGACTTCTGTAATAGAATATTTGGTTGTTGAAATCATTGAAGTTTCAGTATTTACTTTGTATAAAAAGAAACGTAAAACTATAACTGTTGATGATATTAAAAATACTATTAAGATTAAGGATGCCGAATTAGTAAAATTGTATGAAAATATTACACTTAAAGGTAAATACTACAAAGTAGGTAATCATAATAAATAAATCGTTTCTAATAACATCTTAGGAGAAAAATTAGAATTTTATAATTTTCTTTTTCACATGAAAAAGAAACATTAGATTTTTTTAAGCACCGCAAGCAATACACTCTTCACTTGCATTCCTGCTATTAGTTACACCGATTGTATCCATCGAAAAGTTGATTGCATCTGTCTTTGCAGTCTGCTTGAGATAATACATTCCTGTCTTGGCTCCACTACTCCATGTATGAAAGTGAAACGCGCTAACTTGATTTTTGGTAGGATTAGACATGAATAAATTATTTGATGTTGTTTGACACTGATATTTTGCTCTATCCATATACAAATTAGCTAAGAGCTTTTGACTGAGCTCGTATGCTGTCTTGTATTTTTTCTTAATAACTCTAAGTCTAAATCTGATTGCGGGATCGAGACCTTCTTCATTCAATGTCGCGATAGATCCCTTGTTTCTCATGATATGATTTAGAGTATCATCATTCCAAAGGCCAATTTCTTCCATATCATTGATGAAATGTTTTACACATACAGTAAAACACCCGCTTGTTACCGTGCGATTATAAATGACTTGCGTGTATGGCTCAACCGATTCATTATTACCGAGAATTTGAGCTGTAGAAGCTGTAGGCATTTGGGCAAACAAAAGACTAAAATAAATACCCTTTCTCTTCATACGAGTTCTAAGATCTTCCCAATCAAATTCAGAACACGGTAATGGTAATTCAGGAAGACTACGATTTTCTGACGAGTAATAATAATTGGGATCGCCATGTTGTTCTTTACCAATCTTTTCGAGATTCCACATGTCAAATTGAAACAATCCTTTTGAACAAGGTGAACCGTTAAACGTTTCATAACATCCATATTCTTCAGCCATTTTTACATTTTCATCCATAGCGTGATAATACATTACCCTAGCAATCTTTTCGTTTAATTCAGACGCTTTTGAACTTTCCCATGAATAGTCCATTAGAGCAAAACAACCTGCAAGGTCCTGAACACCAATACCGATAGGACGATTTTTCATGTTCGTGTATTTGATTTGAGGAACATCTTCGGGATAATAGTTTCTTAAAATGACTTGAGCCAAATTTCGAACTGTTCTGCGCGTTATTTCTCCAAGTTTTTCAAAGTTAAAAGTTTTGTTCTCAACAAGAGGTGAAAGAGGAATACTTGCTAGATTACAACTGGCAATGTTATTTTCATCTGTATACTCATTTATTTCAACGCAAAGATTACTTAATCTAATCGTTCCAAGATTTTGTTGATTATTCTTACGATTTACAGCATCTTTAAAAACCATAAATGGCATACCTGTTTCGAGTTGCGCTTCTACGATATGATTAAATAATTCACGAGCGTTCACTTCACGATACCCAATTCCCAAATCTCCATTTTTACCACTAGCTTCATATGATCTATATTTCTTTTCAAATTCTGAACCCCATGTCTTTTCAAGATGATCTGTTTTAGCAGGGCAAAACAACGACCATTTCTCATCTGCTTTAACACGTCTCATGAACTCGTCGGATATCATTAGACCGTATGTAAGATCACGAGCGCGGTATTCTTCATTGCCAGTTGGTTTTTTCAAATCGATGAATTCAAATACGTCAATGTGCCAATCGTTAATGTAAATAGTTCCGCTACCAGGTCTACGGCCACCGTTATGAACGAGACCTATCGACGTTGTATAATTTGCAATCTCTTCTTGCTCTTCACTGGTCTTAAGATTATCACGGTTCATCAACAGGTCAATCATGACACTTGGACGATTCGATTCTTCTACCAAGCTAATAGGTTTAATAATTCTAGACCACATCATACCGCGATCTACAATGAAAGAGAGTGTCTTTGAAGGTATATGAGCTACTTCAGAATACATAGCCAGAGTATCACATACCCATTTGGTTTTTGGAATACGAAGTTCATATGTCTTTTGTTTGGTCGTAATACTTCCCCTATCACCCGGAAGTTCATGAGTTTCTCCGATTCTATCTCTGACACACCCTCCGCAAATAGTTTTTGTTCTAAGAAGTATATACCTTACACTTTCAATTACTTGTCGCGATGTCAGTTCAAGATAAATCTCTCCTTCCGAATTTCTAAACGTTCCATCTGTTTCCATGATACCATAAAACAATCCTGCTATTTTATCAAGTGGAAGATGAATCATTTTATCAACAATTCTTTTACTTCGCGTCTCTTCGTTGTATAACATCGATCTCGTGACAGGAAATGTTATACCTTTTGACCATCGAAGTTGAAAAGTATTTTTTCCACTTTGTTTCGTGGTCCATATATTAATATTGCGCTCCATTAGATATTTCTTTACAAATTTTATTGTATCACGTTTGGTGTCGGTGTTAAGAGTTACACCGCATTCCGATTTGTATTCTGAGATATGACCGTCACCTAACATGATACCATACATTCTGCAATCATCAATATCAAAGTTTCCGATATCTTTCTCATAAGTAGGAATAGGAGTTCCGATAAGATGGTCTGTCGTTAAATTCTCGACTTCTACGAATTCGGGAGTGATACTACCCGACCTGATTTTATCAAAGCCTTGTCCTTTAGGAGAATTAATAACATAAACAGGATGTTTATCAGTTACAATAACCGGTTCCATACTCTGCTTAACCTCAAGTTGATAGACTTTATCTGTATTTTTCAGAGAGTGATGCATCGGTTTAAATACTTCGTGATACAACCCATCTTTTCCGAGAACGTTGTCTCCTGAATTGATATCTTTAATCTTTCGAGGACCAAAGTATGTATAAACAATTGTATCTGGAGCAAAACACTGGTCTATTGTGCTAAGGATTTCGTTTTGAATTTTAATCATTGGAACAATTCCTTTTGACGTTCCTTGATGACCAATCTCTGAATGACGAAGAGAATCGTATGTTAAACCAATTCCTCCGTTATTCATCGAAATGATTGCTGAATCACCCCATGTTTTAATGATAGACTGCATATTATCCTCTGCACTCATGAGAAAGCAACTTGCAAGCTGAGATCTTTTTGTTCCAGCATTAAATTGTGTTGGTGAAGCATGGCTAATCAAATGCCGAGACAAGTCGTCATAACACGTTTTAATGTTTTTGAATGATTTTTCTAAATCTTTATTGTCCATATACAAGTATGTAGCTACACGTAAATATAAATAAGACGGTCTTTCAATTGTTTTTCCTTTAAATTTTAAAAGATAACCACGAATAAGAGTTTCCATAGCAAATTTATCAAAAACCCAATCACGTTCATTAACGATAAAAGATTCTAATTTCTCATGATGATTCATACAAAATTGGAAATATTGTTCATCAAGTAAATTCTCAAGTTCTATTGTCGCGTTAATGAAGCTGTTAGGTGTACTTTTAACTAGAGCAAGCATTTTAAGCCTTCCACTTAGCTTACCCCAATGATGATGAGATATATTTTTATAACCACATACATTTGAAGCGGATTCTAGTTTTACGATGTCATCATCTAACGAATCAAGAGGTCTGATATCATCTTCAATTGATTCTAAAGATTTACACGCAGGTAAATCAACAGAAAGTAAAGATATGATATCACGGACGCTTGTAATATTTTCGGAGGCAAGATGATTAAAACTCATGGTTGATAATTAAGAATACTATTAACTTTTAAATAAAAAAAGTTAATGATTTTTCAAATCATTTTTTATATATTATCATTATTTAAATGCCTACTAAATATAATCCGTTTACTGATGCCGGACGAGATGAAATAAGATCGTATATATATGATAACAAAAAGAATGTTTTGAGTATTCTTTTTATGGCAATTTGTGTTAATATTTTTATAATATTTTTCATATACACCAACTCTGGAAGTAAAAGTAATACGATTTCGGATTACTCTAAACTAATATTGTAAAAAAATAAATATTTAATATTTAATAATATGACAAGTTTCACAATTCATAATTACGAATGACAAAAACTAGGAGGCGTTAAACAATTTTCTATTTTCCGCCCTACGGGTCCTAATGACCCGTCGATTGACCCGTTTGACCCTACGGCTACTATAATACTTGATGGTAATAATAGGGTAGCGTATATCGCTAAACTTGATTCTGTTGGTAATTTTCAATGGGCACAGAAAATTGATGGAGCGGGTGTTGATGAAGGTAGAGGTATAGCTGTTGATGGAGATAACGTTTACGCTACGGGGCTATTCCAAGGTTCCGCCACATTCGGTGGTGGTAAAGATTCAAGTGAAATTGATATAAGTGGTAGTATAGAACTTGGCGGTAGTAG